CTTGGTACTAACATGTGGTTATCGGCAATTAAATTAGCCGTTTCTGCTGGTAGTAAAATTTATGCTAACAAGCAGAAGGCAAAAGTCGCAATGTCTGATGCACAGCTATTGCACGCTGAACGACAAGCTCGTGGTGAGGAAGCTTACCAGGGAAAATTGTTAGAGGCACGTCAAAACGATTATAAGGACGAATTTGTCCTCGTAATATTGTCTGCCCCAATAATTGTGCTCGCTTGGGGAGTCTTCTCGGACGATCCGGGCGCTCTCGATAAGGTAAAAACTTTCTTCGAGCATTTCGCGGCGCTTCCGACCTGGTTCAGTACCCTTTGGATCCTTGTCGTCGGAAGTATTTTTGGTATAAAGGGAACACAAATATTTAAAAATGGAGGAAAAAAATAATGGCAAACAATAGATTTAATAAACAAGTTGCTAATTCAAGAACGCCAATGAAAGTTGGTGGAAGAGCAATGAAAATGGGTGGTGGAATGTCTACTGCTAGAAAAGACATGGAGTCTGGTTATTACAAAGATGACATGGGTATGAGAGGCGGAGCTATGTATAAAAAAGGTGGTTCTGTTAAGAAGAAGAAACAAGGTTACAAAGATAGAAAAGATGAATCAATTGCAATGAGAATCAAAAAGAAAAGAACTCCAAAACAATTGAAAGCATCAAGAGATGAGTCTTATGGTAAGTTTGGTTCTAAAGCTAAAAAAAGCGGGAAGATAAATAGGTAGTATTATGGCTAGAGTAACAATGGGTCAAACCAAAGAATATTCTTTACCTGATCAAGTTAAAGTTGACACTGATGAAAAAGAAAAAAAGTTTCTTGAAGAAAATACAAAAACTAAAAAAGGAACTAGAAAAAAAACTAAAGGTGAAAAAATTAACGAGATGCTAATAAAAGCTCAAAAAGAAATGCCTGGTTTAAAAAAAGGTGGAAGAGTTAAAAAGAAAAACACTAGAAGAATGAACAGACTTGAAGAGCTTGGTAGAGTAGATGCAGAAAAAGCATACACTAAAAAAGGTAAAAGAAATCTTAGATCTGAAAAGAAAAGAATTGTCAGAGAATTAAAATCTAATGGTGGTTCTGCTGGTGCAGCGATAAGAGGAAAAGGTTGCGAGATTAGATAATGTCTAGACAAAAACTTCAGAAACTTATGCAGCAAATGGCTGGTAAGAAAAAGAAAAAAGTCAAGAAGCCTGATGCAAGAACAGAGGCTCTTAAAGGTAGAAAATATTTTTCTAAAGGTTCTGGAGAAAACGATATGGTTAGACAAGCTCAAAGAGATTATAATGGAAGTTATATTTCTGGTGATCTTGGTGGAGTCAAAATAGGAAACCCTAGTTATAAAAAATATTATAAAGGATTAATCTAATGGCTAAATTATGTCCAAAAGGAAAAGCAGCAGCGAAAAGAAAATTTAAAGTTTACCCTTCGGCGTATGCAAACATGTATGCGTCTGGTGTTTGCTCTGGTAAAATTACTCCAGGTGGTAAAAAAGGAAAAAGAAAAAAAGCCGCTAACGGAGGTCTAATCGTTGATGAAGATTTAACGATGATGGTTGATGTCTAATGGCCGAGAAAGGATTAAGAGAATGGGTGAACGAGAAATGGGTGGACATTGGAGCTCCGAAGAAGAACGGAAAATATCAACCTTGCGGGAGAAGCAAAGGCTCGAAGAGGAAATATCCAAAATGCGTCCCACTTGCAAAAGCCACACGAATGACAAGCTCGCAAAAGGCGAGTGCTGTCAGACGAAAAAGAGCAGCGGGTAATCCAGGCGGTAAACCAACTAACGTTGCAACATTTACTAAAAGAAAGAAAGCAAGCATGGGAGGTTTGATATGAGAAAACAAGATAACATGCCTGCTAGAAATAAAAAAAATTTTAGATCAACAAAATCTGGTGCAGGTATGACAGCTAAAGGTGTAGCTGCTTATAGAAGAAAAAATCCCGGATCAAAATTAAAAACAGCTGTGACCGGTAAAGTAAAACCTGGTTCTAAAGATGCAAATAGACGTAAGTCGTATTGTGCTAGAAGTGCTGGACAAATGAAAAAATTTCCTAAAGCAGCTAAAGATCCTAATTCTAGATTAAGACAAGCTAGGAGAAGATGGAAATGTTAGATAAATTAGTATATAAATTTTTTGCTGGCCTTGACAATATCTCATTAAAAATAGATAGTATATGTTATGCGGGATACAAAATTATTAGAAACCTTTTCAATAAAAAAAGAAAAGGAAGAAAAAGAAAAAAATCTGTTTAAAAACCTTCGTAAAGAAGTTGAGATAGGTGCGAACGGAACACGAGAATACATTATTAAGAAAGGTGTAAATAAAGGTAAAATAGCAAATGGACGAACTAACATTAATAACTAAAATACAGAGAGAACTGAAAGAACAATATCAACAAATTGGTGATGCTATGATTTCTGGTAGTGTTGACAATATGGAAAAATATAAGTATATGATGGGACAGGCACATGCCTATTATAAAATATCACAGGATATCTCTAACCTGCTAAATAAGAAGGAGCACAATGACGAAAAAGGAACAGTTATCAAATTCGGAGACACCAAAGATTAAATATGCTTTGGCAGATAAATACGAAGAAGAAAATAAAAAGATCGAAGATAAAGAACAAAAAACTTACGATAGATTAAAATCAAAAGAATCAGATAAATTACCTCAACCTACTGGTTGGAGAATGTTACTTCTCCCTTTCAAGATGAAAGAAAAAACTAAAGGTGGTTTAATCCTGGGACAAGAAACTTTGGAGAAACAACAAGTTGCATCACAATGTGGTTTGGTTTTAGCAATGGGTCCTCATTGTTATGATAAAGAAAAATTTCCAGAGGGTCCTTGGTGTAAAAAAGGTGATTGGGTTGTCTTTGCAAGATATGCAGGGAGCCGAATACAAATTGACGGGGGTGAAGTTAGATTGCTAAACGATGATGAAGTATTAGCTACAATCGAGAACCCTGAAGATATACTTCATCAATATTAACAACATAGGAGGAAACTATGCCAGACACTGAAGAAGTGAAAAAAACAGTTGATATCGACACCTCTGGTCCAGCAATGGATGTCGATGTACCTGAAGAAAAAGATGTTGCAGAAGTTGAACAACCGGAAGTAAAAGAAGAAAATCCGAGTGTAAGACCTGTAACAGAGGATAATGAAAGAGAAGTCAAATTAGATGACCAGAAAGAACCTAAAGAAGAATTAGAACAGTACAGTGATAGTGTACAAAAAAGAATAGCTAAATTAACTAAAAAGTGGAGAGAAGCTGAAAGACAAAAAGAAGAAGCTTTATCTTACGCTGAAAGAACTATCAAAGAGAAAAAACAAACAGAAGAAAAATTAAAAAAAATAGAACCTAATTTTCTTTCTGTGACTGAAGAAAGTATTACTTCAGGTGTTGAAGCGGCAAAAGCAAAACTTGCAGCAGCTAGAGAAGCAAATGATCTAGGAGCTGAAGCAGAAGCTATGGCCTCTATTTCTGAGTTAGGAGTTAAAAGAGCTAGACTAGAAGAAGCCAAACTCGCTAGAGAGAATCTAGAAAAACAACCAAAACCCGAAGTTAATCTAAGAAGACAACAACCAGCTCAAAGTACACCTGATCCTAAAGCTGAAGCATGGAGTGAAAAAAATTCATGGTTTGGTCAAGATACAGCTATGACTTATACAGCTTTTGATCTTCATAAAAAGTTAACTGAACAAGAGGGTTTTGACCCATCAAGTGATGAGTATTATTCTGAAATAGACAAGAGAATAAGACTTGAATTCCCGCACAAATTTGCTAATAATAGTAGTTCGGGAGAAAATACACGATCTGCTCCGGTACAAACAGTAGCTTCGGCGAAGCGAAGTACCAAAACTGGTCGCAAAACTGTGAGGCTCACACCATCACAGGTTACAATCGCCAAAAAATTAGGTGTGCCACTTGAAGAGTATGCGAAACAATTAAATATCACGAAGGAGGGATAAGCATATGGAAAATAATAATGATAAGAAGACCTCACGTGCGAGTCAAACTAGAGAAAAAACAGCTCATAAAAAAGTTTGGACTCCACCATCACCTTTAGATTCACCACCTGCTCCATCAGGTTTTAGACATAGATGGATTAGAGCTGAGTCAATGGGATTTCAAGATACGAAAAATGTATCTGCCTCGTTAAGAGAAGGATACGAATTAGTTCGTGCCGATGAATACCCAGATTCACAATTTCCAGTCATTGAAGACGGGAAATACTCAGGAGTGATCGGAGTTGGCGGCCTACTGCTCGCTAGGATACCGGAAGAGATTATTAAGCAGAGACAAGAATATTATGCTTCACAGCATAATGAGAAGGTCAAAGCAATGGATAATGATCTGATGAAGGAAGAGCACCCAAGTATGCCTATCGATATTGATAGACAGACTCGTGTAACTTTTGGTGGCTCAAAGAAATCCTAAAAAATTTCTAAACCATTAAAGTTCATTTAACCCGTACTGGAGGCCCGCAAGGGCAGGTACATTTTAAAGGAGGCCTCTATGGCAAATAAAAACGAACCTTTCGGTCTAAGAGCGATCGGAAAAGTTGGTCAAAATAGAGACAACCAAGGTTTAAGTGAATATAGTATCGCTGCGAACAACACGACTACTATTTACTTTCAAGACGCTGTAAAACCAATGGCATCTGGAACTATCCAGCATGCTGCAGCCGGTGACAGACTTCTTGGATCACTTAATGGTGTTTTCTACACTGATCCAACTACAAGCAAACCAACGTTTGCAAACCACTATGCACAAGTTAACGCTTCTGACATAGTTGCATTTGTAAGCGATGACCCTTATGAAAGATTCGAGATCCAAACTGATATATCAACTGCTTCATTGCAGACTGATGTATTCATGAATGCGGATATCGTAGTTTCAGCTGGTGTTTCAGCGAACTTTGTATCTAACTCAATGTTAGATGATGGAACGTTGTCAACAGCAAGTGGTCAGTTAAAAATCATGGGACCATCAACTAACATAGACAATAGCGATATTGGTTCTGGTTGGGTGAATTGGGTTGTGATGATTAACGAACATATATACAACAACGCTACAGACGGCGTATAATAGTTAGAATAGGAGAAAAAACATGGCTATATCACGAGGACAACTAGTTAAAGAACTAGAACCAGGCCTGAATGCACTATTCGGACTGGAATACAAACGTTATGAGAATCAGCATGCTGAGATATACACAACAGAAACTTCAGACAGAGCGTTTGAAGAAGAAGTTATGTTATCTGGCTTTGCTAATGCTGCAGTTAAACCTGAAGGTTCTGGCGTAACTTTTGACAATGCTCAAGAGACTTACACAGCTAGATACACTATGGAAACTGTTGCGCTTGCGTTCGCAATCACTGAAGAAGCGATTGAGGACAACCTGTATGATAGACTTGCGTCTAGATATACAAAAGCGCTAGCTAGATCTATGGCGAATACTAAACAAATCAAATCAGTAAATCCACTGATCAATGGTTTCGGAGGTGGTTTCACTTCTGGAGATGGTGTACAATTATTTAGTACAGCTCACCCAACGATCGCTGGAACTGTGTCAAACACTTTGGCTACACAGGCTGACCTTAACGAAACTTCATTGGAGCAGTCTTTAATCGACATCGCTGCAATGACTGACGAAAGAGGTCTTAAAATTGCTGCTAGAGGAATGAAAATGATTATTCCTTCTGAGCTTCAATTTACAGCTGAAAGACTTATGAAGTCTCAAGGTAGAACTGGCACTGCTGATAACGATATCAATGCAATCGTTTCTATGGGAATGGTTCCTCAAGGTTACAGAGTGAACAATTTCTTAACTGATCCTAATGCGTACTTCTTCATTACTGATGTTCCTAACGGAATGAAGTATTTTGAAAGAACACCTATTAGAACAGCAATGGAAGGTGATTTTGATACTGGAAACGTAAGATACAAAGCTAGAGAAAGATACAGATTCGGTGTATCTGACTACAGAGGTATCTTCGGATCTTCAGGAGCAAGTTAATCGTAATTTTTTGTGGCGGGACATAGTCTCGCCACAATTAGTAATTAGAAAGGTAAAATGACAAAATTTCTCGTAAATATATGGGCTTATTATCATCACGCTAAATTTACTGTTGAGTGTGAAGATGATCAAGTTTCCCTAGAAAATGCTGTACTTGACAAGTTGGGAGAAAAAAGTATAGTTTGGGAAAATCTTGGAATATCTTATGATAACAGGATTAACAGAATAACTTATGAGGAAGTTATCGATGGAAAAAATGATGCAACACTTAAACGACCTTTACAAGCAAAAGAGGGGTCTGGACTTACAGTGGGAGCAAGAGCATCTTAACGAGGGTAGATATACTCTCAATATGGTTAAAATAGATCGAAAAGTTAGAGATGTTTTAAGTCATATTAAGATGGCAGAAGCGCAAAGAGAACACATGCGTAATAAAGTTGAAGACTCTGCTCCGCAAGTTTCCGTAGCTACTTAAACAAAAAGCTACATCGTTGGAAAAATTCACTCCACACTACAGGCTCTCTTGCACTCTACTAAAAACTAGTATATAAAAAAACCACTGTATAATTTAATTAGTTTACATAGACGCGTACAGTCGACGGCCTAGAGACTATGTAGACGGAAACTAGGAGAATAATACTATGGCAAATACTACGTTTTCAGGACCGGTCATTTCTAAAAATGGCTTTATAGGTACTGGACCAGGTTCAACTGTTGCACTAACAGCTAACACATCGTTAACTGTAAATGCTCACGCAGGAAGAATCTTATTAACACAAGACGCGGATGGTATCTTTACTTTACCATCAATCAATGCAAATGCTAATGGAGCAAGTGCAGGTGAGACAGACTACAACAATCAAAATAACATTGGTGCAAGTTTTTACTTTTATGTAGACTTAACTGCAACTGATGTTCAAATCGTAACTGACGGAACTGATAAGTTCACAGGTGCAGCTATGATCGCAGTGGATGATGGAGCTAAAAAAGCTTTCTTCCCTGCTGCATCTAATGATGTTCTTTCTATGAATGGAACAACTACAGGTGGGATCGTTGGATCTGTAATTCAAGTTACAGCGTTAGAAACTGCTCAATACTTGGTACACAATACTTTGATCTTAGGATCAGGAACTATTGTTACACCATTTAGCGATACGTAATAAATAATTAGTGTGGGGCTTCGGCCCCACATATAAATTTTAAGGAGAAAAATTATGTCAACATTCGGATCAGCAATTGATGGAGTTGCAACTAACGTAACTACTGAAACTAAAACTGTTCAGACTGGAAGAACTAGAGTATATGGAGTTCATGTATCTGGTCCAGCAGCGGCAGGTGTTTTAGAGTTTAAAGATGGTGGAGCAAGTGGAACATCAAAAGTTAAAATAAATAAGGGTGCACACATTAATGACTTTACTGTGAATTTCCCTACACCAATTTTATTTAAAACAGATGTTTACTCTGGATTTACTACTGAACAGATTACAGCTATAACTGTTTTTCATAGCGGCGGAAGTAACTCGTAGGAGGCACCTTGGCTTTTTCAGGCACAACTACATTCGAGAAAACATTCTCGATCGACGA